TTGCGCCACTGCTCTTTCCTTTAACATAGGATCCAACTGGTAACTGAGCACTGGTAACTTGAGAATTAAATACAATTTCAGTATATGTCTGAATATCATAAAGATAGAGATCAAACTGTGTGGAATCACCGGAATAGTTTGCGTCGGTAAGACCAAAAGAATAAACTCTAGCGTCACCAATATCAGATCCACCACCATTCACTCTTGACTTTAATGTGATGGTGTTTCTATTTTGAGGAATACCACTTACATCAAAAACTCTGAGAAGGTTACCCATCTCAAAGGGTATTCTTGCGGAAGATACGTTTTTAGTATCTCTGGGTTTTTCAACGTCTAAGATTTTAGCAGAAATAGTTTCTACATCATATCCCCTCACATATGCTTTTCCTGGGGATAATTTTACACACATCAAATCTTCAGATGGTGAATTACCTTGATCAGTAATCTCATCATTGAAGAAAAGACCATCACTCCCTAATCTATCATTTAGTGAGTTGTGGATTGATGGTTGGAACGGTTCAATTGAGTAATCTCCCGACTCATCATATGTTCTTTCTGCCAGATAATCACGAAGTTTATTGTATTCAGTTTTAGTCTCAAGAACTTTAATCTTTCCATCGTCAAGTCTCAGTAATTCAACAAAATCAGTATCATTAAAATCAGTCAGTAACTTTTTAGTTAATGTTAAAGTAATTTTTAACCTATCAGCTCCAGGAGCAGCAAAGTTTGTAAATCCCTTAGCATTATCATACAGAGAATTATCCTCTTTGGCATTAATGAGAGATTCTGTAATCTTTAAACCAACTCTGTACGATGGAGTATTTGAATATTCATCAAGAAGCAGTGTTTGCTTACTTACGTTGACAAAATATCCACGAATGAAGAAAACGCCATCACCAATGAAAGCGGCAGAACCAATAGCAGTAGATTCAGATGCTACAGATGTAGCGAATACTGTTCCAGCAGCGATTGTAGTATTACCATAAACTACACTTTCGCTAGCAAAGAAAGATTCATTATCTGGAAACTGATTGAATTCGTAATTATTATCAGAATCCAAATATTTTACATAAACAGTTAAATCTTCAACATTGTTACCATCGGGCAACTGAACATACTGAATTGTAGCAGTTGTTCCAGAGGTTTGTCCAGTGATCTTCTTTCCAATAAAGTTATTGATGTAAACCGAAACATCAACACCAGAGTTTGTTGGATTTAACTTGACAGCATAAAACTGTCCATCATAAGCGATATTTCCGGGTATAACAATTGACCCTTCTTTAAATATATGACTACCAAAGTCCTCAATTTGATTTTGTAAAATTGATTGTAGAGTTGTTAATTCTCTAGCTTGGACTGGGAATCCTGGTTTGAATAGTACTTTGTAAAAATTATTCGCGGAGTCGAAGTCGTCGTAATATGGATTGACGTTTAAATCGGTTTTTTGTGCCATCTTTTTTTAAAATTCCAGAATAATTTTTACGTCTTCTTTTTGTCTTATGTCTCTTGTAACAGAAGGACGGTTGTCAATATAAATTAAATCCCCTGTCTTGTTATTTATCTCAGGATTAGCAAGACCGTCAGTGAAAGTTACCCCCAAATCAATGAGTTTACTTCCTACCGTAACAGTGCTTCCATCAAACGAAGTATTGATAGAACCACTGAAGGGTGTTATAGTGCTTGAAGAAGATTCGAACGCATAAATTGTTGAATCTGTCGTTACGCTATCATAATCAGTCTGATCTTTTTCATTACCAAAATAAAGTGCTCTATCTTGGAAATACTTAAGAACCTTAGTCTCACTATCATATGAAGCTACAAAACCTTTTGCTACATTTCCATCAGTTCTTGTCTGAGTCATCTCAGCACCAATTACTGGTGTTCCAGCAAAATCATCCGCTAATTTAATAGCAAAAAGGGCAGAAAACTGACTTTCACTATAAAGGTTAGTAGAACTGAGTTCTTGTGGATTTTTTAATATACCTACTTGAGCAAAACTTGTATCAATAGGAAAATCTTTTGTTGAAGCATCAAATCTAGCATAGATCAGTACTTTATCTGTTCCCAATTCTGTATACACATCATAACCATGACCTCTTGAAGGAGGAATAATTGGAATCAGTTTTGCTGGATTTGGAATAGAACCTTGTGGTTGTAAACTACCCAAATCTACAATACCAAAGGTATATCCTTGACCACCTGCAGTAACAGTTGCGCCAGTAATAGCACCAGCACTATCAACGGAGATAGAAACACGTCCACCACTACCATCACCTAAAATATCAACAGTTCCAGCACTATATCCAGATCCAGCATTGTCAATATAAACCTTTTTAATTTGGTTATTCTGAACAGTAGAATCACCTGCTTCTCTTACGTCTGATATTTGAGAGTCTGTTGAAGTTGCCCAGTCATTTGGAACTACAATATATTCAGTAGAATCAAATTTAATAATATCACTTGGTGAAACAGAGAACAAATATTTCCAAACATATCCATCACCACTAGTTCCAGCAGCAGATGGTGCTAGATTAGTAAAAGTTGGTTCATCCTGTGAGTTATTTCCTTTCGTGTTTGTTCCAGAAGAACCATTATCAATACAAACATAAACACGGAAATCACTATTCATTACATAGTAATTACAATCATATAACCTACTTGAATTTGAATTAGGTGTTGGGTTAGTAATGCTATAATCATGTCTATACATGTCATAGCGATTATTCACCGTCCAAGTTACTTTTCTAATAACTCTTCTTATATTAGCACTATTTACCTTCTTTCCAAATAAAATATTCTTCTTATAAAATCCAGCATATTGAAGATTATCAGTAGGACTTGGAACATTAGTATTCCAGTCAGATGTTCTACCAAAACCTACAGAAGGAGAAGTTGGGCTAGGTGTGCCCAAATAAACATAGTAGGAATTATCTGCAGAATTAACCGAATCTACAAAATTACTGGCATTAGAAAGTCTAAATTGATCCGTTACGACAGCTGCCATATCATTGCGTTTTTAGATATTTATACAAAGATTATTACAATTGTTTTGGTAATGAACCGTTATCTCTCAATCCAACGCCTCTCCTTTGTACGATTGGGAACGTAGAAATACCCACGTTTAGACTTGGTACTGTATGACCAGATACGCCTATAGAAATAGGAGAACTAGACCTTGTAATACCCGATAATCTACCCCAAGAGTACTTACCAACAGGATTAGCAGTATTCATAGTTGTTCCGAGACCAACCACAGAGGACCCAGAGTGAATGTTACATGTAATAACACCAACGTTTCCACCAACATCAATTGATTGAATAATATAAACATTATCTAAGAAAGTCGATCCAACACCAACAACAGCAGCATCAGTATCATTGATTGAAGTTACACCATTACCAATAACAGTATCATGAATGTAAATTGGATATCCAACTTGTAAATCACTGAAATTATCCGATGCTTCTTTAATAATTTCAAACCTCAGAGCAAGATCAGCAGATCCAACTCCTTGTGAAGTTGTAATTCCAGTTACAACACCCGAGAAACCCTGAATAGAGTTAACGACATTAGAAACCGACATAAACTCAACATTATTTGTTGCTTCAGTGCTTCCAATTCCAGTTACTGCCATCATGGAGTATGAGAATGGTGAAGAAAGATCATAATCAAACAGGTCAGTATTATCTAAGAAGATCTCAGTGTCAGTTGTAGAGAAGTCTTTAATAATATTAGCAGCAGGGAAAATTTGACCTTCGATAGAGTCTCTGGTCTTGAATACCTGCTCTCCATTCAACTCCATATCAACTTTTTGTTTGATCAAACTTAGAGGTTTGTAATCATCTTCATTGATACCACCATCAACGTAAATATTAGTCTCAATTTTATCGGAAGAATCGAGGTTATATACTCTTCTCTTGCCTTGAGATCTAGTTGTTCTTATAGCATTATTCTTAAGAACTTGAACCTGATCACCCTTTTCAATAATTTGATTAACAGAGGTAACCAGAATAGTATCAGAACCTCTAGTTCCACGATAGAAGAAGATATCTACCTGAGACTCTGGTAATGGTGCGGCTGTGAAAGCAAACGTGGTTCCACCTTCAAATGTGTAGGCTACTCCAGGTTCTTGAATAACACCGTCAATCATAATTAACAGAGCAGCGCTCAGATCAACATCACTTCCATCTTCAGTTTCAAAACTGAGTAGATCGTTATTGTAGAATAATGGGAATCTCTTTCTGCTTCCAT